TTAAAATCGTCACCATATGTCATAGCTGCTACAGCACTACGAAAATCTTTCACTTCTGGGCACATATGGAAAAATCCCATACGAACATACAAGGAATTCGCAATACTATTTATGTTAACGGTCACGTTATTTCCTGATGTATTCATATTGTAGGCCATAATCATTGTACCATTGTATGCAATAAGTGGGTGTATAATATCTGCCACCATAGCATTCATAATTTGAATATCATCTTTAGTATAACCGCAACATTCTGCAATATCAATCATCGATTGCAGAGCTGCATATGTCATTTGGGAGTTCATTCGAACATCATACTTCGAATAATCCCAGGCGACAACTCTTCCATCCTGAGCAAACTTTTCGGCATGGGACATCAAATCATCCCATTGAGTTGAAAACGCATTGACACCTACTGCTGCTTCTGATAGTGTTGGACATAATGACAACACTCGCGCAATTGGCAAAAACCATTTGCGAATACCAAAACCTAGTGCCAATGCAACAGCTTGAAAAACTCTCACTTTCTCCGTACCTAACTTCGTTGGTTCATCTTTTAACGTAGCAGAAGTTACAGGATATGCTCTTTCATTTCTCTTCCAACAAGCCAAACATCTCTCATATTCCTTCACTATATCTGCATCAGGAATTCTATCTTCACAACTTTCACCATTCATAATGTAGGTAAATTTGTTTTTCTTTTGACCATACAACGGATACCCAATGCTTGTGTTCATAGGAATAGCGTCTAAAAAACGTTTACCTGGCACACCCATCACCACTTCTTTCATAGTTAATGGTACAATGGGATCCTTTTTGTGTTGTTCCTTTGCAAATTGCAAAATCGGTTGTAACCAATCCTTTCGGGATCGTTGCAGTAAGGAAGGCAAAAACATTTCAGACGGATTTATAATATGCTCTAGCGTCGCATTAAATGCACGCCAATTAGGTTTGAGTTGAGGTGGTCCCCACTCATTCTTTACTCCGAATATATTCTCTGCTTCTTTCTGCAAGATAGATGGTACAACTTGGCTTTTTGCCTCACTGCGCAATTTGACAGATCCAAGAACATCAATAGCAGCATTGTGATCCAAATTCAAAATAAATTTGGAATTAGGATGTACTTCACTACTCTCAATAACTCGTATTCCGTATTGCGTATCGGGCAATTTTGTTGAAGTGGCCATTCCGCGAATCCCTGATAGAGCCAACAATTTCTTCCTGACTTCCATGGCTTGTTTCTGGGTGACTGTCATCATCATTCCATATTTCTTCTCTGTGTTTCCACCAATATGAAAACCAGCAACAATAGGTTGTTTACCTTCTGTCACTAGCATAGACATACAGACACCATTACTTGCCTTGTTAGAGGTGTAAGAACCTCCGACCATAGACATGTACTTGTGACCAACTAAACCATGTTCAACCGTCAACTTTTCTGTGGACAATTTTGCTTCCTTATCTCGAACCATGAGAGTGCAAACTGATATACCACTTGGTGCATCCAAGGGTAGGAATTTCTTAATATTCTCTGTAAGATCAGGACATCTCTCCACAAAACATTCAACCATGTCTAATCCATCAAATTGAATTGTATTCACATTCAATTCAGCAGTAAATTTAAACTTACTTGTTTTTAAATCACTGTTGCGAAACACTTCACCTTTTAC